CACCAACCCCGGCCCGCACCAGGTCGAACAAGCCGATCGCGTCGGCGATGTTCTCATAGTCGACACGCACTTTGCCCCAGGGCCAGGCGTCGAATTGTTTCTTCGCCATCCGCTCAAGTTCCTCGACAGTCAGACCGTCGCGGGTCGACTCTTCCCGACTGACGTAGCTCGCGGCGACCCGCTGGGCATCCCGCACAACCCAGACCAGCGTCGGCTTGTGTCGGCCCAGGATCGGCAGCCACAGATCGAGCGTGTGGACGAATCGCGGGTCTTTGATCACCCAGGGCCCGGCCAGGTCGTCGAGATGATCAAACGCCGCCGATAGGTCGATGTCGTGGGAACGCCAGCCCGCCTCGTTGACATCCCGCACGCCGGGATGCTCACCGTATTCCTCGTCGGCTGGACCGCCGTACCACCCGAGGGCCTGGAGCATCTTGGACACGATCGACGTGCCCGAGTGCCCCACGCCCATAACCACCACGCTGCGGCTGGCCTGGATCGGCTCGCGTGTGGCTGGGGTATGCTCGAACCGTTGCAGCTCGTGCTTTTGCCGGAATAGTTCCAGGAACCCGGCAGCCCGCTGTCGGTGCTGCTGGTAGTCGCCCGGCTCCTCGCGGTCATGCCGGGCTTGTAGGGCGGGCGTGTGGGCGATAGTCCAGCCCGTCTCGTTTTGGATTCTCAGAAACCAATCGACGTGTTCGGCCAGTTTAAGGTTCTCATCCCACGGTAGCTCGATCATCAGGTCGCGACGGATCATGCCCCAGTTGAAAACCATTTCACAACGCCTCCAGGGAATCGAACGCCCGCCCGTGGTCAGTCGCTTGACGGGTCCGCCCGCCGGGTAGGCCAGCAGCACATCGCCCTCGGGGCGTGTCTCGCGTCGAAAGTTTCGAGCGTAGTGCTGCACCTGGCGATCGGCCACGAGAGACCCGCCGACCATGCCGAGAGATTCGTCGGGGGCGAGTATCGCGTGGGCGGCGGCCAGGTCGGTCTTGTCGGTAAAAACGAAATCCTCCTCGGCCAGCACCATAAACTCGGTCGGGCAGGCCCTGGCGAGTGCGTTGCGGCTCGCAGACAACCCACAATCCCGCTCGACGTGGACAGTCGTAACGCCGTCGAACTGTTCCAGGTCGGCGGGCATCCAGCCGTTGTCGGCCACCAGTATCGGCAGGGCAGGGTAGAACTCGCGCACGCTCTTAATCAGTCGTTCGAGCAGGCGGGGCCGGTTGAAGGCTGTCACGCCGAGGACAACGTCGGCGAGTGGTTGGTTGCGGCTCATATGGGGCAAATATGCGGCTCGATGGTCTGAAACTAGGATTTCTACTGATCTGGGTCGTTTTGCAGGCCCGTATTTGCCGTGTAAGGGCCTCGAATGGTCTCGCGTGGGGTTTGGGTCGCGTGATTATGCCGTCACTCTGATCGTCACACTAGCGCCGGTTGAACTCGCACCACAGCACCCGTCGACCGCCAGGCCGTCGAAAGGCAGGTCAAGAGGGTTGCAGTCGCACGACACGCTCGGAGAAAAGGTTCCTCCGGAATTACAGGCATCCTGGAAACTGACGGTCAGCCGGAAGTCGGAACAGCCACCGCCGTCGGTGGTGCAGGACAACGTCAGGTCGACATAGTGGGAGTCGCCCGTGATGGTGTCGTGACAAAATAGGCCGCTGCCGAACCAGTCCTGGGTGTTAGGCCGCCAGCCGAGGTTGATGGTTTTACCATCCGCACACGGGCACCCCATCGAGTTAGAAATCGTCGCCGTGAGGTTCGTCGTCAGGTTTGAAGTGGCGCAACACTTCGGGCCAGGTAGCAGGCAGATTTCACACGGCATCGTATCGCACCCGGTCGGCAAGGCGTCGGGGCACTTAAGCCGCATCGCGTTGGCACAGTCGCAGCAAAATGGGAAAGGATTGGAATAAGTGACCGACGTGTCGAGAACGCCGTCGCAGTCCTCATCCAGTTCCACCTTGAGTTCTACCCCCCAGGGGTCGGTGCTGTTAACGGTCATGGTCCACTTAGGGGGTGAACCCGAAACCGAGCAGCACCCGTCGAGTTCCTCCCCTTCCCAGACACACCCCGATTGCCACCGGATGAAATGACTGGCCCACAACTCGTCGCAGCAGTCAGGATCGTCGGGCATCTGGCCACCGAACGCACCCAGGTCGAAGGTGTAAGTCGGTTGTGCCACGTCACATTGTGTGCAGGCCGTGATCGTCCCGCCGCCGCAAGAACCACAACACGCGCCGCCAGTGGGACCGCTGCCCGTGTTTCGCGTGCAGCGGTCAATTATCCACCACTGATTGTTGTGATCGACCAGCCAGACGTGGTCACCGATGCCCAGTTTTTCCCCACAGATGTCGTGTGCGTAGTACTCGTCGGGGATCTCAAGAAACTCCGCGCTATTGCTCCCGACCGTCTCGGTGTAAGTGCCAGCCGCGAAAATAAATTTGTGTGTATTTCCACCCGCCTCGGTGATCATCCCGATTGCGACGTGATTTCCCGGACCCGACACGTCGGCCCGGCGGTGCGACTTCTGACCATCTGCTGCACCCAATGCCTTGCGGACCACGCGCGCGATCTTTTCAGCGCTGTCCTTGTCGAATCCGTGCAGGTCTGCCACCGACTCAGTCCTCGTAAATCCGCAAATCGACCAGGCAGGTGGCAGTATTAGCCGCCCACCTCAAAGTGATTCCCGGTTCCAGTCGAAAGGCGTGGACCTCGCCCGCCTCGATTCGGCCCATGCCGACCATCGAGCCGGAACTTTTCGGCCCGTATGTGACGTAATTGGTCGCGTCCAAATTCCGCATGAAACACCAACCGAGCGTAGACAGGTCGCCGGTCGTCACGTCTTCTTCGGATGTCCCAACCGACACGACATTGCTCGCGGCACCGATTGCCGTCTGGTCAAACTTCTGCTGACCGTGATCGACACGGTCCTTGAAATTTCCATTTGTCAGCGTCGACAGTATTGTGATCGCCAGTTCTTCGGCCACGGTTTTCCCCTTACTTGGTGGGCAGCCCCAGGCTGCTGAATGCTCGCTCTTTCAAATAGACCTGGTATCTGATGAAAATAGAGTCCTCGACCGGGGCGGTGTCGGGGGTCAGTTTTTGCCCCTCACCGTCGAGCCGTATCGGCTC